GCTGTTTTAGGGACTTGTCCACAAATCCAACATTTCCCTTTTTGTTTTTTTAAAATCCAGTTCCTGAGACTTTTAATTTCACTGGATTTTAATTGTCTCGGTGATTTCATATGCGGTTTCCCAATGCTTCTAATGCTATGGGGTGCATGTAGAAACATTGATTGATTTTATCAAATATAGCCCCAGGAATAAACTCGGTGTAAGAATGCATCTTTTTGTATTTTTTAACCCATCTTGTGTTTTTAAATTTACGAGTTTGTTTTTTAGTGAATATTCGTTTAGTAGTACCGGCATTTGTATTTTTAAAAACAGGCATTCCTAAATGATAAATAACTCCTGGGGTTCTCCCCATTAAGTTCATATTTTGATTAAAGAAGTCCATTACCCCATCCTTTTAAAATAGTTGTCCATCGTTCAATGTCCGTAATTATAGACATAAATCCATATTTTTTTGCAATATTGTGTAGTCTTATTTTACTTATCCTATCTTCCACAATTTCATAATTTGGGGTTCTTCTAAAGGGTAAAATTACAAGAGCCTTGTTTCTGTTTATTATTCTTTTCCCCTCTTTGCTTCTTATTCTTTGAAATGTTTTGTAATGAGAAGGTAAAGTTCCTTTTATATATTTTAATGCTGTGGTTTCTGCTACCCCTTCAACTCCTTTTACTTCATCGGAACTGCATCCACCAATAGCTTTAACTCTTTTCCACATTTTAGGAATAATTCCATATTGCTTTTTAAATTTAGCCTTAGTGTAGTATTGCATAGTTTTCGGGTTCATTATACACACCATATTTGTTAATAATTGGTACATGTCTTTGTCTGTAGTGACAATTATTATTTCACAGTTTGTATAAGTTTTGCAAATTCTTCCAATTATATCATCTGCTTCTAATCCGTTTGTTTTAAATATATTATTATATCCTATTTCAGGCAACATGTCATTTACAACTGCATCAAATTGTGGGTATGCCAGAGCATCAAGATCAATTTCTTTTTGGGTTCTTTCTTTATTGTTACGTTTTTCTTTATAGGCAGGATATATTTTTTTCCTTATTGAATCTTCTGGGTTACTATCACACGCAAATACGGTAACATCTGATCGAGTTTGAGCCATCAATTGTTGGAGTTTCATAAGAAATCCAAATAGAATATAGGTAGGTTTGTCTTTGTTTCTTAAATGTTTTATTCCACTATGTTTAACAGCATGTAAAATAGAAGAAGTGTCCAGTAATAAAATACGTTTCTGTGTCATTTGCTGCTGTCCTTTTTGATTTTATGGGGCTTCTTGAATGAGCCTGAGAAACCCCATAAATTTATGGATTAATGAAAGTTAATCAATCTTCCCAATCATCATCTCCCCATTCGTCATCACCATCTTCATTTTTGTCATCGTCCTCAGTTTTTTTACCCGTTTCTTCCTCTTCTTCCTCTTCTTCCTCAAATAAGGCATCAATGACAAGCACTCTAAGAACTTTAACACCCTTCTTAGTATCAATATCTTCAAGTCCTTCAGTTTCTTCACAGAATGCAGTCAGTTCTTTTTTAGACATGGCATTTATCTGTTCTTCCGTGATATCTGCCTCCTCTTCCTCTGCTTCCTCCTTTGCTTCCTCTTCTTTTTCTGGTTCTTCAATTTCAGAATCAGTGGGGGTTTCTTCTGATTCTTCAATTTCAGAATCATAGCCATCAATCTGGGAATCGACCTGATCGTTACATTCATCCCACAGTAATGCAAAGGCTTTGCTAAGGTCTGCTTTGTCAGCAATTACGGTAGACATCTTAGCCCCAAGTTTCACACTTTCATAATTACCAAGATTGATCGTTTTTACTACACTTGCTTCGATACGTCTTTGTTTACGTTCAGCCATTTTAAACTACTCCTTTTATTAATATTTACGTTTTCAGTATTTCCGCTTTCTTTCCGGTTTTAAATTTTGCATAATGTTGTCAAATGCAATTTGACATAATTTAAATAACTCATCCTCTCTATTATTATCTTCAATGTCACAGATAATTTGTTTTAGTGTAGGATGCACAAGTTTGCCTTTTGAATTTTTGTGTTTGTCAAAAAACCCTTTAGTATTTACAGCCCCAGGTTTTCCTGTCCAATCACCTTCATCAAGTAAAAAATTAATACAAGATCGAAGATTGTCCACTCCATAATCATTCAAAATAGGGAAATAAGATTCACCATGGTTTCCAATCAATTTATTCTTTGTAATCTTTGCTTGAACATTGGTAACTATAGTTCTTTTGCCTTCTTTTTCTCTTTTTTGACAAGCCAACCAGATTTCATGAAAAGCATAGAATTTTAAAGCTCTTCCACCTGATCTTGTTTTTGGGGTAAACATAGATCCAAATCCTATATTATCCCTTGTTTGCGAGATAATAACGAGAATTGACCCATTATCACTTAAATCTTGAATACGTTGAGAACAAAATTTAGCAAAAGCTTTTGGTTTCCCATCACCATAATCTCCTTTTGTTTTATTCCCTTTCTCCCTTGCTTTTCTGTTTTCGATATCTTTATCAATTGCTGCTTCGGAAGTTAAAGCATCAAAAGAATCAAGTACATGAATGAATGGACGATCATCATCAAGATACCGAGCTATGTTATCGTTATAATCCTCAATTGTTTTACTTCTGACATTTTGTTCAATTCTATCTGCACAATCATCCCCAAATAAATATGGCAAATTAAATTCATTTGCAGCTTCAACATCGTCATAAATAAAACGATATTTATCAAATCTTGACAGTAAAGCACATTCAGCAAAGATGGTAAATCCAAAAAGAGTTTTTCCAGCATGTGAATCTCCAATTAAATTTACCATTTTTCCTAATAGAAATGCCCCTTCAATTCTTCCAGAGCATTCAAGATTAAAAGTTGTTGAGCCTGTAGGAACAAGTTTAAGAGGATCTACGATTGAGTTATCCAGCATTTCAACAGAGGGCTCATTAATTTTTTTCTCAAAATCATCAGAAACCTTATCAATCTTGCTGATTTTTTTTATAACTTTTAATCGTTTTACCATCATATACCTCTATTTTTTTCGAGTTTTGAGTTTTCTTTTACGTGTAATTTTCTTTCGTGGTTTAGGAGAAGATGCGCCTTGACTCGCTTTTGAATTAAAATGTTCATCTGGTATATTTTCATCAGATTTAAAAGGGGGCTCTTTCTCAGTATCTTTTCCAGCAGCTTTTTGATCTTCTGCAAAAGCTTTGGCTATAATATCATAGGATGGGTGCATATTGACAACTTGGTCAAGAGAGAACGTTTTATCCAGAATACGATCAGGGATTGAAGATTCTCTATCCATAAAACGATGTCCAAGATACTGGGTATTTTCTTGCCCCGATCCTTTACGTGTCCAACAAACACTTTTTCCATTATCTGGGTCAGAGAACACTATGTAACCACCACCTCTTGGAAGTTTTGCAATTTCTTCAATCTTTTCTTCCATGAAAAAATGAGCTGCATCAAATATTTGAATTCCCTTTTTTTCTTCTTCTGGGTTTGTTCTATTCCAAATAAGGTAGATTGAACGTCTTTTAGGTCTGATCTTAGACCATTCTTTTTTCTCCAATCTGTTGGCTTTCATATACTCACAAATTGGACAGGGTTTTCCAAAGTTTTCATAAGGGCAAACATATGGGTTGTTGATTTTTCCTATGTTTTGGTGAACAAATAAATCCAGAACATAATCAAAATCCCCTTCTTCCGTAACTGGGATATTTTGTTCATCAAGTGGCATATCGGGACCAGCCTCCCATGGAAGAATGTCTACAATATGCTGTGCCTCTTTACATGCAAAGAAGTTGATACCGTCTGGTATTTTGTTTTTATTAAACACAGTAGGATATCGGCCACCTGATTTACGGGGCTGATTGTGTTTTCTTTTCAGGCCATTTTTCTTTTTTTTCATACGATCTCTGAAGGACATTACATTTTCTCCTTACATTTAAATAATATACGGGATTAAACCCTAAATTCAATTGCCTTGCTTTTCCTCTCTCCTTTTCTTTAATCGTTCGTTTAACTCATTTTTATGTTTTTGGTGATTCACGACAGAGATTTGTTTTTGTAAATCTCTTGTTTTATTTCTTGGTTCTGCATTAAACCCAGATATCTTCATTGAAACTAAGTTTCCTAATGCATGTTTTTTATGCTCAAATGCTGTTTTAACCCCAATCAAAGAGTTGACCCTTTTCACTGTCTTGTTGAATCTTTTGGCATGTTTTAGATAAGTTTTTGAAATCTTTATAATGTTTTTAATGGCGGATTCAGTTGGCTTAGATGTGAGGTTATATTTTTTAGTATCCCAATTCTGTCTGATATCTAAATCTATTTTTGCTTCTACCCATTCTAACTTCAATTTTGCATTATCTCTTTGTTCTACTGCATCCGCATAAATTTCAGCATAATGTAAATAGATAGAAGGGTGTGTTATCCATTCACCTTCATAGTCATATTCATCAATTTCAATATCTAATGTATAGTTTCTTAATTCAGGCATAATTC